GGCTACTTCGGACTTCCGGGGTCTGCCACGACCTCTTTTTTTAACAACGTCGGTCATAACATAAATTATCCCTAATTACAACAATAGTATACCATAAGTTTACACGAAAGTCAAGCTATTTTAACAGTAAATAACTAAATAGTAGTTTTAGTAATGTAATCAAACGGTTACATAAGTATAATTTATAGTTAATTATCCTAATTTTACTCTTTTTTGTGCTTAGGTGGCTACAGCTATAGTCAGCGTTGCGATCCTCGGCCCCCCGCCCCAAGTTATCCACAGGTTTTCCACAGGTTGGGGATATCTTGGGGACATCCTGTGGATAAAACTTAAGCTGCCGAACTGAAGTTATCCACAGGTTGTACACAGGTTGCACACAGGGTGGGGATAACCTGTGAATAACTGCAGTTCCCTGGTGGGGATAACTTTGTTAGTGAATACTAACGTAATCCCGAAGTTATCCACAGGGCCCTAGGAGCTCCAGAATCGACCTCTAAGGGCCACTATGGCGGACCTATATAAAACCATAGGGTAAACTTTATTCGAGTTTTTGGGTTTCAGGTGTTGACAGTGTGTGTGCCTATGTAGTAGCCGCAGGGGAACTTAGGCAGCATTTCGGCTGCACTTAAGGACCACTTGACCACGACAGCGATATTTAGTATTTAAAGGGGACCGCAGGAGGCGGTACCTATAGAACATTACGGAATAAGGATAGAACGAAATGAACACACTGAGATTAATGGAACGAATCGAGCGGAGGGCTGAGGCCTTCCCATTTCACTGTGAGATTGTCAGGGCTGACGTATCAGTTACCCGTGACGCGGCCATCGTTACGCTCAAGCGCTTACACAGCCCAGAGGATCGTGCGTATTCCACTCACTACTTCGCTGGGTGCAATGGGCACTTTCACCATGGCCACTACGACATGCCCTATCGGGTCGCTATGTCAGACCATACGGACCGTGTTTCACGGGAATGGGGGTAAGACATGCTTAAGCTAACAACAGTTCGAGAGGTGCCTTTCGGGGCCACTGTTCACCTAGTGCGTAACGGTCAGCCGACTCAAACAACCTACGTTCGGAAGGAATACGACAGGTCCTATCGTACGTTCGCTCTAGATAGCTGGGATGACATCAGCAAATGCGTTAACGCTAAGGGCGACCGTCAGGTCTACTGGGATACTTACATGCCGCTAACGCCTCACTGGGGCTACGTATGGGGATCGAAATAATGGGACAGGTAATCAAAATCACGACTAAGGGCTATAACGGCCACCAGTCATGGGACCACTGGAACGTGGCCCTGTGGCTATCTAATGACGAGTGGTGGTACGAACAGTGCCTATCCGTTCTAGAGGCCCACGAAGACATCAATGACGCCGCAGGAACCTTCCTGTGGTTTTTTGGTCTAGACGGGACCACCACACCGGATGGCGGTAAATTCAACTTATCGACAGTAAGGGAGGCCCTCAGGGGCCTTAGGGAGGACTAATGCGAGAGTCCAGACTATCCAACGAACTTGCATCCGAATTTGGGTGCAAGGCCATTTCACGGGCTAATTACGAGGACGATATGTCCTCATTCGGCTTTTACTATGAACTCTACGGGGCAAATGCGCCCCACGACGTTATTGAGCAGTGGGTGGCAGATTGGATGCGTGACCACTATTGGTTTCGCTGTAGTTGTGCCCATGACTGCTGTGGGTGTTCATTCCTGCAGTTTGTAACCGTATTACCTAAGTATTCAGGGGACGATAATGACGATTACATCGTGCATGAAGAATGGGGGAGGAATTACTGATGTCTTATATTGTTATGGGTACAGACGAAACAGGGGTGGATTTCCGCCCCTCCAAGCGTACTTGGTTTGATGCTGAGGACGCATATGACGAACTGCAGGGGCTAAGGGATCAATTCCCAGAGTCCCTGAATTTATGGGTTGAGGTCTTACAGGATAAGGCCTACTTTCAATCACTACGGGATCAAAACCGCGATTATTGGGACTATGAGGACTATTAAAAATGAATACACGAGTAACTAGGATCACTAAAAACCAGCAAAAAGCTTTATTGCGTAAATGGGAGCATTCGAACCAAGGTATGACTTATTTGCAGTTTAGACGATCTGTAATGCCTATGTTCGGAGACCCTGCAATAGTCATTAAATGGTGCAATATGTATTTAGCTATTGAACCCGATGGATACACTCATAGTTGATAAAGGGGAGGCCCTAGGTAATACTGGGGCCTCTGCTGTATCAATTGGAGGGTACAAAGTGAAAACAGAAAACGAACTAATTATTGAAGCTTTATTAATCTGCTGTTCGATACTCACTGTAAGTTTAGGCAGCATTCTATTTGTAATCCTAGGAGGGTTTTAAAATGAAACTAACACCAATCGGTAGTAATAAAACTCAGGTCACATTTGATCTACATAACGGACCTATGCACATCCTGTTTAGCTACGAAACGCCAGTGGCCGCTATGTTACCTAGTGGCCGTTTCCTACGTACTAAACAAAAATATTCAGTAACCACTAGTAAACATATTAACCAATGGTTAAGAGCTAATAACGCTGGTGAAGCTGAAATGGTTCCACAGTCACGAATAGAGGAGTTAGTAAAATGAACAATGAACCACAGGGAGCAACTGTAGTTGAAAGACCAGTGTTGAACGCACTGGTTACCCTTGCACTAGTAGACGCTGGCAATTCTGTCAGTGTCTCTATTGCTGGTGAATATGAATATGAAGTCGAAAACTCTAGGGACCCTCAGGAAATCCTGAGTAACATGGCCCTAGGTGACGAAGACGAATTCCTTATAAAGGATTCAAACAATAGCCAATTAGCTTGGTTCCTACTTATTTATAACAATGGTTCTGACTATGACCCGATGATAGTTATTAGTGATTATTCTGCTAACGACTATGCAGAGGGTATTTGGAACACCTTAAATGAAAATTTTGGAGAGTAAATCATGTACACATATGAAGTAATTTTAACTAAGGTTTATTCAGTAAAAGTTGAGGCAGAAAACCGTGAACACGCCATAGAGTTATTTGACCGTTATGCCGATTGGGAAGAAGTTCTCAAAGTTCATACCTTAGACGTTAATCCTATGCCTTTACGAGGGGAAGAAATAGTTCTTAAAGAGGGAGAAGACTACTAATGAAATACCACGGTAAACCCTCTGACTATTTCATGTCCCATGAAGAAATTGGAAAAGCCCTAGGCATATCTAGGGCTCAAGTTCAAGCAATAGAACGTAATGCTTTGAAAAAAATCAGGGCATATGGTAAACTTCAACGCTACGTTGGTGCAAAGGAGAGGTAACAATGACAAAAGAAAGTTGGGAATACTGGCACGATGACTATTATGACCAACTAGAGTCAGACAATGAAGAACCATTAGATGACCTAGAGGAGTGGAAAAAGGCTGAACAGGTAGTTATTGATAAAGTTATAAATAAACTCAAAGGTGACTACTATGGTTGAGCAAATGCTGCCACCAGATCCACAATCTATTTTCACTAATGAGGAACTTAATGAGTTCCTCTATATGACTTCTATGATAGAAGAATATGAAGTGGAAATGTTTAGACTTAAGGTTAAACAAAGGATAAAAACAATGACCTACACCGAAATAGAAGAAAATTTCTTAGACATTTATGGACCTCATTGGAGAGAAAACCTATGAGGTGCAAAGCTTGTAATAGAATTCTAGAAGACCACGAACTAACCAAGAAGGACACACATGGCAACTTTATTGATCTTTGTAGCTACTGCCTTAATTCTACTTTTAATTACGGGGGAATAACCCTAGAGGAGGAAACAGATAACCCATATGGGTCATTGACAAATGACGAAGACTATGATACCCTCTTCTAAAGTATTACTTAAGTAGTAACTAAAGAAGTAAACTAAAGAAGTAATCATAGTAGTAAACTACATTAGTAAACTTAGGAGTAACTTAAGTATGTCTATAGACGAAAAGAGTATCTATGTGGTCGACGGGGGTGACTACTCCATCTTCTGCTTAGGCTACACTCAGGCCCGCACAGTGACCAATGACATCATGAAGGCCGACCCTTGGGGTGGTATACCCTTTGTGCTACGTAAGGACCTAGAGATTTCTTTGGACGACCGTGGGAACGTGGTGATGTCTAAGAACACACTGGACAAAATCTTGTTCCTAGCTAGTGATGAACTACCGCAGTCTCCGGAGGGTGACGAATGAAACAACCAGAGAACGCTCATACAAAGATGTTTGGCAACGACGGCCCCGTTGGTAATGATGCTGAGATCATTGTGTACTATGAGCAACACGGGCCAGCAGAGCCAGTTCTACGCATACCCTTTTGGTACTACAAAGAGGAGCTAGGGATGTTTGAACACTTTGAGGCGTCAGTACATAGGACAGCTAAGGCGCTTAAAGAGTCCTACACATACTGGCCTGAAGGTTATATCCATGTGCAGACAATCATTAACGACGAATATGTGAACATGATTTGACCAAGGACTCTAAATAACGTATACTATAAGTATGTTATGCAATCCTGCTGACATAAGAAGCTAACGGAGATTATTCCATGACAAATGTAATTGAAGGTGTTGTAAACTTCAGCAACGTAACTAAACATGACGTGTTCAACGGTCAGGACACAGGTGCCTACTCTTTGACAATCACAATGTCAGAAGACGACGCAACTACCTTAGCTGCACAGGGTGTTAAGATTAAGGACTACCAAGGCAACAAGCAACGGAAGTTTAAATCTAAGTACGACATCAGGTTGTTTGATGCAGACGGTAATAACTATGAAGGTGAAGTACCTTATAACTCTAAGGTGCGCCTTAAGTTCAAGTTAGGCAACGCCCACCCGGTTCACGGAGTGGCTACTTACCTTGAGGCCGTTAAGGTACTTGAGGAAGCTGAGATCCTAGAGTCAGAATCTGCTGACTTTTAATGGGTAAGTTCCTTAGACATGAAGGGTGTCCGAAGTGTGGTTCTTCGGATGCCCTTGCTATTTACGATGACGGCTCTACTTATTGTTTTAACGCCGTTTGCGACTATCGAACAAGAGGTGACGGTTCTGTGTCTACTGAAACACTACCAAAAGCTAAACCCCTTAATATGGCTGGGGTGGTTGCTTCAATACCCAATCGCCGCATATCCCAAGATACCTGTTCACGTTTCGGTGTAACCGTAGAGTACTCTGGTACAGGCGAGATCATCAAACACTATTACCCTTACTACTGTACAGACACTAACGATATATGTGCTGCAAAGGTACGTGAGGTAAAAACTAAAAGCTTTTACACAACAGGCAATAATGCAGGTGCTGGTTTCTTTGGTCAGCAACAATGCACTTCCAATAAGTACATTACAATCACTGAAGGTGAGCTAGACGCATTAGCCGTTTACGAGATGTTCAACAAACAGTACGACGTGGTTTCCCTACGTTCAGGTGCTAGTAATGCCGCCAAGGAAATCAAAGAACAGCTAGAGTGGCTTGAGTCCTATGAAAACGTAGTCCTTTGCTTTGATAACGACAAAGCCGGGGAAGCTGCTCTGGAACAGGTGAAGGACCTATTTAGCCCTAATAAGCTAAAGATAGTTAAATTACCCGTTAAGGACGCCAGTGACATGCTTATGGCTAACAGGGTTAAGGACTTTACTCAAGCATGGTGGAATGCTAAAACCTATCGTCCAGACGGTATCATAGCCGGAGCAGATACGTGGGAATCTTTAGTAGAAAAACGACAGGTAAAATCTATCCCGTATCCTTGGGAAGGCCTTAATGATATAACTAGGGGGCATAGGCCATATGAACTCGTTACGATCACCAGCGGTAGTGGTATGGGCAAGTCACAGTTCATCAGAGAAATTGAGCATGACCTGTTACAGCGATGCGAAGGAAATATTGGGGTGTTGGCCCTCGAGGAAGACGTGGCCCGAACAAGTCTTGGTATCATGTCGGTGGCGGCGAACAGGCCCTTACACTTGGAAGAGGACACGCCAGTGGACCAGCTTCGGCCCTACTGGGAAGCCACACTGGGAACAGGACGTTACTACTTATTCGACCATTGGGGATCGACTTCAGCAGATAACCTCCTCTCCCGTGTTCGCTACATGGCAAAAGCCTTGGACTGCAGGTATGTCGTACTGGATCACTTGTCCATCGTCGTCAGTTCCCAAGAGTCAGGAGACGAACGAAAGGCCATTGATGAAATAATGACCAAGCTACGCACCTTAGTAGCTGAAACAGGTATAAGCTTATTCCTCGTGTCACACCTTCGTCGATCCCAAGGTAAGGCACACGAGGACGGTGCTCAGATATCTTTGGGTGAACTACGGGGTAGTCAAGCGATTGCACAACTGTCCGACATAGTAATAGGCATGGAGCGTGACCAGCAGAACGCTAATGAAGACATTAGGAACACGACTACTGTTCGAGTCCTGAAGAATCGTTACACTGGTGAAACCGGACCAGCGTGTTACTTACAGTACGACAGGACAACCGGAAGAATGACAGAAGTAGCTAACCCTGAAGTAGGAGCAGACTTTTGATCTACCTTGATCTTGAGGCCAACGGTTTAACTCCTGACACCATTTGGTGCGTTGTAACACGGGAAAATGGTGTTTCACAGGTACATACCGACCGTAGCACCCTCTGTAAGGCTCTAGAAGGCTCTGTGAGCGTTTGTGGACACAACCTGATAGGTTATGACCTCCCAGTGCTAAAGCGTCTCTGGGGGCTTTCTGTGGCTCCTGAGCGCATAGTCGACACACTGGTATTGTCACGTCTGTTTGACCCAAGCAAGTCAGGTGGTCACTCCTTGAGGAACTGGGGGAATGAGTTGGGCTTTCCCAAGGGTGACCATTCTGACTTTTCTTGTCTTTCACAGGAGATGATTGATTACTGTATACAGGACGTAGCAGTTACCGAAGCAGTGCATCAGAAGCTGACAAAGGAAATGCAGGAGTTCTCTGAGGACTGCATTAAGTTAGAACATCAGGTGCAGTTTGTTATTCAACAACAGGAACGCAATGGTTGGCTTCTGGATCAGCGTTTAGCTAACGACCTTTGTGCAACATTCAAGGAAGGCATGAATGCAATTGAAGCCGAACTACAAGAGATGTTCCCGCCCATTGTCGAAGAAAGGATTTCTGAGAAGACAGGGAAACGACTTAAGGACAAAGTTACAGTTTTCAATGTTGGGTCCAGACAACAAGTTGCAGAACGACTTGCAACTAAGGGTGCGAAGTGGAACCAGACGACGCCAAATGGAAAGCCTGTTGTCGATGAGAAGACGCTTAGAGAGAATGAACACGTCCCAGAGGCTGCAAAGGTTCTGGAGTACCTTACTCTTCAAAAGCGATATGCACAGGTACATTCTTGGTTAGAGGCTGTACGTGATAATGGCAGAGTCCACGGTCGTGTTATTAGTAACGGTGCTGTTACAGGTCGTATGACACACCAGAGTCCCAACATGGCCCAAGTCCCAGCAAGTCACAGTCCTTATGGACATGAGTGCCGCTCTTGCTGGACTATACCTGAAGGAAAGAAGCTAGTAGGTTTTGACGCTAGTGGCCTCGAGCTACGAATGTTAGCTCATTACATGAACGATAAGGAATTTACTAATGTCCTCCTCACCGAAGATATTCACACACGAAATCAAATGGCTGCAGGGCTGGAAACAAGACCTCAAGCAAAAACTTTCATCTACGCTTTCCTCTACGGAGCTGGAGATGCCAAAATCGGATCTATCGTTGGAGGAAGCGCAACTGATGGTGCAGAGCTTAAACACAGATTTCTACGAAATACACCTTCTCTTAACAGTCTACGAGAACGCGTTGGTAGAGCTTCTGGGAGAGGTTATCTCAGAGGACTCGATGGTCGTAGACTTAGAGTCAGATCAGAACATGCTGCATTAAACACCTTACTACAAGCTGCTGGTGCAATAGTAATGAAGAAGGCCTTGGTCATTCTCGATGAGTACGCACAGCAATGGAAACTTGACTACAAATTCCTAGGTAACATACATGACGAGGTTCAAGCCGAAGTAGTTACTAACCACGCAGACAAATATGGCTGGTTAGCTGTGGAGTGTCTAAAGGCTTCAGGCGTTGCTTTTGACTTAAGATGTCCTCTGGACGGAGAATATAAGGTAGGTAATACGTGGGCGGAGACTCATTAACGGAACAAATAAGTTTTATAGATGAAGATGATTACGAAATAAAAGGAGAAAGTAAAGTTTGCATTAAATGTAATCGTGACTTACCTTTATCTTTTTACTCTAAAAACTCAGGTAGACCTTATTTGAGAAGTGAATGTAAGCAGTGTAATTACAGCTTACAAAAAGTTAGGGACAGGCTTAGAAAGAATCAAGCCTATCCTTCTGAAGATTACAAATGTCCTATTTGTTTGAGAGGGGAATCAGAGGTTAAGGGACAAGGAAATCAAATAAACAGTGCATGGGCTTTAGATCATTGTCACGAAAATGATACATTTAGAGGCTGGTTGTGTCATAATTGCAACAGGTCATTAGGTGGTTTTTATGACGATAGAGAGTTTTTACAAAGAGCGATAGACTACTTGGAGCAGTCGGAATGAAAAACATTTATACGTTAGTGAGCGATATTTACGAGTTAGTAGAGACTAAACAAGTATCTGAAGGTGTAGATATAGAGGAATGTATTGAGACCTTTGGTGAAGGCGTTAAACAGCTTATGCGTAATGAGTTTACTAAAAAGCGTGACGACTCACGTAAACTACGCATGTCCAACATAGGACGCCGTGATCGCTATCTTTGGAACGTCTGGAATGACGTAGAGAAGGCTGACGACATACAGGGTCACACCTATGTCAAGTTTCTCTACGGTCATCTTATAGAGGAACTACTCCTTTTCTTATCACGAGCAGCAGGGCACGAGGTAACTGATGAACAGAAAAAGTGTGAAGTTAATGGTATTACAGGTTCTATGGACTGTAAAATTGACGGTATTGTCACAGACGTTAAAAGTGTTTCCACTTATGGGTTTAGGAAATTCAAAGACGGCACTTTGGCTACTGATGATCCGTTTGGATACATTGCACAAATTAAGGGATACGCGAACGCAGAGGGATCTAATCGTTTTGGATGGTTAGCAATGGATAAACAGAATGGTCACCTTACGTACCTCATGTACGACGAGAAGGACACCCAAGCACCTATCCATGAACACATAGGTTACGACATTGGTGACCATATCAACCATATTAAAACAATGGTAAAACAACCAGAGCCTCCTAAACACTGTTACCAGCCAAAAGCAGACGGCAAGAGTGGAAACATGAAATTAGATACTGGTTGTTCTTACTGTGCATATAAGAAAAACTGTTGGCCTGACCTTAGAGCCTTTGCTTACTCTTCAGGACCACGTTATTTAACAGAGGTACATAATGAGCCGAAAGTCCAAGAAATCACGATTTCGTAGCACGTTTGAAGACGATGTCAGCAAAGTACTAAAGGAGTTTGACTATGAGCCTTTCACTATCCCCTACACTATTTCTAGGTCTTATCGTCCTGATTTTGTCGA